GCAAGGGTAACTTTATTCGAATTGCCGTGATGTGCGGGTTGGAGAACGATGATGCCTTGCATAAGTTCGTTGATGTTATTAGAAAGCGCATTGATGCCGCATATGAGTTTGGTGTCACGCAAGGTGTAGAAGAATGGATAAAGGGAGATTCAACCCATGCTCCCAAGGATGCTGCCAGCATTGCTTATCATGAGGCAGTCGATGCCACTGCTGCTAGATATATGGAAATACTGGCAAAACAGGAATCAAAATAGTTTTGACTTTAATTCAACAATAAGGTATAATAGTTCTTGTAGGTTGAGTTATTAATTATATTATGGAGAAGCAAAATGGATTACCCTGAACCACATGATCGTTTAGTATACAACGCAATTAGAACACCGGATGGCACTGTCTTGGTATCATATCATCGGCACGACTATAAGACATACGAGGATAAGAACGGTCAGGTGTATATGGTTGATGGTGGACTTGATTATTGCCGTAGAAACATAATTCCAACTGCACCTGCCGAGGAATTGTCTATGTACTTTTCTGCCGGACATGATAAGGTGCGAGAAGTATTATCCTGGGGCACACGGGGCATCAGTGGACATGAACCACTGAAGCATGTAGTACTGTGTGATATGGATACAGATCACATCAAGGCAATCCTGACGGATTATTCTTTATCACCCGAGTACAGTCAATCATTTCATACTGAGTTAGCACTGCGTGGAGAATGCCTTTATGGATAATTGGATACCAAAGGAACTGAGAGTTTCTGAACCCAGTCGCATTGATGCTCTTGCAGAGAAATGCTGGGTGCCAAAGTTGGGTGGTGAGTATTTTGATTATGATATGTTTGCCCGATTAATCCTTGCAGATGGTAGAAGTGCCGTTGATAAACATTTTTGGAGTGAATGATGAGTAAGAACAATGAATACATAACATTGCATGCCAATCATTATAGTTGTTCAAGTCAAGAAGCAGTTCGTTATGAAGCGATCAGAGAGATCTGTACTGAATACAGATTCATGCAAGGACCATATCTGAACGATACTGGTACATACTTCGACTACTATAAGTTTGGTAAAATGATCGAGCAAGAGTGTGCTAACCGTGAAGCAAATCGGGAGAGAACATACGGCGAGATGATGGATCAGGTAGTCGATGAAATGAGAAAGAAGAAAGAGATGGAAAAGAAAGGGGCATTTGGTGCCTGGAGAGGAGTTGAGTAATGAACGATAAAATCAGAGAGTTGCTGAAGGAGTCTGGATTCTGTTTCTGGGCAGATGAAGAATGGGGACCAGGTGCAGGCAAGATCGATTGGAATTGCGACTACGAAAAGGAGTTTGATAGGTTTGTAGAGTTGATTGTGAGGGAACATCTTGGCATTTGGGATCTGATGGATAATGGTAATGATGTGGAAGGGTATATTGAAATGGAAGATTACCCGAAAGCAATCGTAGAACATTTCGGACTCCGTGAAATAAATGATGATCTGAGTAAAGCAGAAGAGTTTGAGAACTGGTGCAGAGAATCAGATGATGGTAATGCTGCTGATTACATCGACTGCAAAACTCATCCAGATGCTCCCCATGGATTCTCACGGAATGCATCACACAATGCAGATCGATATGTCTGTGAATGTGAACATTGGGAGGAACCAAAATGAACAAACCAATAGCATGGCTTAATCCTGACCCTGATTATGAACAGATATGCCCCGAAATTGGATACGAAGCAACAAATTATTGCGAGCAACACCCAAAAGACTTGGGATGGATACCACTCTACGCACATCGTGAATGGGTAGGTCTGACGGATGAGGAGATTGACGAGTTGCATGGTTCCCCAATGAGTCTTGAGCATAGCGGTGAATTAAAATGGGTTCGTATTATCGAATCCAAACTGAGGGATAAGAACACATGAACGCACGACTTATAGAACTTGCTGAGCAGGCGGGAATCACAACCAACCTTGATACTGACTATTTTGAACGAGATATGAACAAGTGGGTGGACTATTATTCAGAAAAGTTCGCAGAGTTGATTGTGCAGGAGTGCAAAGATATTGCCTTTAGACGCGGAGATAATGTGGATTACCTATCGTTACAATTAATTAATAACGAGGTGGATGATGCTAGGGATGCAATGGATGATGCTAGGGATGCAATGGATGCAGCTTGGGAAATTGGTAAGGGTTGCAGGACTACCAAGTGCGATGAATGGCAATCGATTAAGGATACTAGGAAGGTTTGGATTGCTGCGGCAAAACTACTAGAAGAACAGAAGGAGAAGAACACATGAGTACATACACTCCGAATCGATGGGTAGTGATAGAGATGACCCATGGCGATGATGTTATCAATAAAGTATTTGGTGGATGGTACGGTGGATTTGTAGGTGCCGATTCCTGGAAACTGAGTAGCGGTATCACTAAGACTAAAGAGTACGCAGACTACTATGAGTTCAGCAATGTATCTGGATCAGTGTACGTATGCCACAAAGAGGCAGAAGGATTCAGCAGTTATATGCTTGACATCTATAGTGGATGGGAACGTGATATGGAAAAGGATACTTCCGGTGTTGCTCTGGGAATCAAATTGATAGACTATGGTGATGAGGTAGAAGCAAAATAGTGCTTTACTTTAATTCAATAATCAGGTATAATAGTCTTATAGGTTGAGTGATTAATTATATGAAAGGAAGTGAAATGAATTTTCCTGTTGATTGGCAAGTGAAGATGGATCAGGATATTGCTGAATCTAAAATCAAGATCGCTGATCTTTTGGAAGAGGACCTATTAGACGATGATGGATATCCCACTGATGCTGCACTGGAGATTGTTAAACTATGGCACTGGTCTGATACCAAGGGATGGTTTGATTTCGCTAAGAGTATCTGGTATAGTTCTTCTTGGGGATGGTCTGAAGGTTTAGAACCACACGACTACCTCAATAATCCAGAAGTTTATCGTTATAATATATCCACTGGTGGGTGGTCCGGTAATGAGAGTATCATCTGCGCCATGCAAGAGAATGATATGATCTGGTCCCTCACGTGGGTTCAGAGTCGCAGAGGTGGTCATTATATTTTTGAAGGGAATAAACTATTCAATGAATCATTTGAAATTTATGAGCCAAGTGCAAAGATTGTTTTATGATGAATAAAATCTCATACTCCACGAACTGGTGCGGTCCAATAAACACTAAGTGGATCGAGGAGCACGGCGAAGGTTGGTCAACTGGTCGCATCGATATTATGGGCACGGAAAATCCCTGGGGCACTGAACTCAGTCTGCCACCAATCAGATCAGAGGACTGGAATAGACTGAGTGAATGGTTATGGGACTTTGAAACTGATACTCTGTATACACTGAAAGAGTTGGTGGCAGAATATGAAAAGACAAACCCAAAGATTACTTGGTTGAGAGAACGGGACTTGGAGAAATACGGTAATGAATAACATAGATCTAAAGAAAGAGTTCGAAGAGTACTTTCACGAACTGGAAGGATTTACTTTGCGTAGTGAACGATTCTACAATTCCTTTTCAGCAATTCCCAACAAGACAGCATTGGCAACATCCATGAAATTGTGGTTGGAGGCAGCATTCATACAAGGTGCCAGATCAATGGCACAGGACACAGTGGATACTCTGAGAGATTATGGTACTGCGGTTGCAGGTGTTAATGGTGTATATGTTACTCAATCAAAGGCATTTGATATTGCTGCCGATAACTTGATGACTTATTATACTCAGATTTTATCGGATGTGGAGTGAATAATGAACAAACGAATTAGAGAACTTGCTGAACAGTTAGATCCTGTTGCAACGATTGGCAATTGGGGTAGAGTTGAATGGTCAGATAATGTCTATCCACAACTGGGTGATAAGATGTATGCTGCTATTGATTTGCAAAAGTTTGCTGAGTTGATTGTTCGGGGGTGTGTCGATATTGCTCATACCAATGCTGATGTGGATGAAACCTATGATTATGCTTGTCATACTATTGCTTGGAAGATTCAAGAACACTTCGGAGTTGAAGAATGAATGAACTAATTAAACAACTAGAGAAACAATGCTGGGACAACCAAACCAATCACTTGGATACAGAAAAGTTTGCAGAGTTGATCGTTGCTGAGTGTGTCGCTGCTATTATGACCAAGGATCGGTATCGTAGAGAATATTTTGCTCGTGTGGTGCAGAGGCGTTTTGGTATGCTTGACGGCGATGATGATGAATGAACGAATTTATGAACTCTATAAACTAGCACACATAGACTATAAAGGTAGTAAGGCATTTGACCCCAAAAGGTTTGCGGAGTTGATTGTTGCTGAGTGTGTCGATATTGCTGATGATTATGTAAAGGATTACCTGGTTGAAGAACACATAAAATTTAACCATCCTAGAAGCAAAATTGGTTTGAAGATCAAACAACATTTCGGAGTTGGGGAGAAATAAAATTATACTAGTCGACTACAGTCAGACGGCACTCAGTGCTATCCTTTCATTCCAGAGAGAACTCAAGGGTAATGATGCAGATGTGGTGAATCTTATTCGCCATGTGATACTATCATCACTTCAGAATATCAAAAAGAAACATGGCAGAGAATACGGGCAATTGGTTATTTGCGCAGACGGCAGGAACTATTGGCGCAGAGACATATTTCCCCACTACAAGGCAGGTCGTAAAAAGACCAGAGATGCTTCTGGGTTGCCCTGGACCTTGATATTTGATACCATGAGTTCAATCAGAGACGACCTACAAGAAAACTTTCCGTATAAGGTTATTCATTATGACCGTGCCGAGGCAGATGATACCATTGCTGTACTATGTAAGTGGACGCAGGACAATGATCTAATCCAGGAGGGACTTGAAGAATCAGCACAGAAGGTATTGATTATATCCTCTGATCACGACTTCAAACAATTACACAGATTTTCCAACGTACGGCAGTGGAGTCCTAAGATAAAGAAACTGATGGTGGCAGAAACAGACTATATGACTGTGGGACATATTCAGCATATCGTCAAGGCAAGTGATGATGGCATTCCCAACATACTAAGTGCAGATGATGTGTTTGTAATTGGCGAAAGACAGAAGGTGGTATCCGCCAAGCGACTTGCGGAGTTTGTTGAGCATGGTTACAATGGTTGCAAGACAGATGATGAGCGCAAGAATTGGCACCGCAATATTCGACTGGTGGATTTTGAGTTTATACCCGCAGAAGTTTCTGAAGAGATTATAAATAGATTTGTGACAGGTGTAGTCGTCAACGATAAAATGAAAATTATGAATTACTTGATTAAGAACAGGTGCCGACTTTTACTAGACAATATTGAAGGATTTTAAAATGACAAGATATATCACAGAACTCCTTGAAGAGATCAACAAAGATACAACCGTACTATCGAAACACAAAGCAGATGGTGCACTGAAAATCGTATTCAGTTTCGCATTCAGACCTGAAGGCAAATTCATTTTGCCTGAGACAGATCCTCCATTCAAAGAAGATGCGGCGCCAATTGGTATGTCCCCCACTAACCTTATGCAAGAGTTGCGCAGGTTCTATGTATTCTGTCGCAAGGACCTCACTGCAGTTCGACGTGAAGGTTTGTTCATACAGTTGCTGGAAACCGTACACCCAAATGAGGCACAGTTGATGCTGCATATCAAGAATCAAAATCTGCCGGACTTGTATCCAAACATCACACACAAGTTAGTTGCAGACCATGGATTTGTACCGCAACCTTCAGAGAAAGAGAAAC